ATCGCCAAAGACATCGAAGGCTAAAGACTCGTCATAGGGTTCTGGGATTAGATAAGTGACATCCATGCCCAGTTCGGTGCTTAGTCTGCGTAGCTGTTGCAGGATAACAATGCCAGCGTCATCAAGACCAGGCTTACCGACTGCTTGGCCGTTGACTCTGAACTGACAATGATTTGAGCCAACTGATGCGTAAGTTACTGGTGCGTACTTATGAGCTATTTTTACTAAGTCCCACAGTAGAGCAGCAGCTAAATCTTGTTGCTGAAACGGAGAGAGGTCGTTGCTCTCAAGCTGTGCCATGCTTGCTTTATTGGACACCGACTCAATCATGTCACCTGCATCAAGGATTATTACCTTCTCGTACTTACCCTTCTTGAGCTTTTCCTCAATGCGTTGGTAGCTCTCAAAGACTCTGGCAATTAGGTCTTGAGTGTTTCCTCTTGATCCTGTTTTTCCGACTTGATAATCGGCTGGGACAATGACAAATGCCTTGCCCTCTTTTACATCTCTTGTTATCTTGCCTACGCTTTTCTTGGCTAGTGAGTAAAGCAATGGCAGGTCTATCTCGACTTCAGAGCGTGTTCTGAAGTTGAATCGCCAGCTAACTAACCAATCGCCACCCTCACGCTGTTGCCATCGGCTAGTGCGTATTGGGCCGTAGATCTCAATCTTGTCAGGGTCGAAACCTTGCTCGATTAGGAACTCATTGAAGTTAGGTTGGTTGCCGGTAGTGGGTGGAGTTGTTGCCTCACCTAGTGTGCCGTCAAACTCAACGGCTGGCCGCCAATCTTTCGGTGGTGTTACCTTTGGTGCGCTTTCCAAGTTATCTAGCACAACTGCACTCTTTCCTTCTATGAGCAAGAATAGGTTTCTCGCTGATTGGGATTCCCCTAGCTGTTAGTTCTCTAGCTAGTGCTGGTGCTTTCCAAGACTCATTACTTACAGCATTGACAAGTATTACTTGATCCTTGCTGTCCAACGATTCCAGGACTGACCTTACCTTGCAAGGTGCTTTCCTCTGTATTGGTGTCATTCCTTCTAGCATTGTTCTCCCTTTCAGTTTCTCTTATCAAGTTTAGGGCTAAGTCCCCGATTTCTGGCTCAAGATAGTGCCACTCGACTTGCATGATTCTTTCTAATAATCTGGCAAGGTTGCGCCTGATTGCTTCTAGGTCACTTGACCAAACCAGGTTCTCATCCTTTAGCAGGTTGATTGCCTCAAAGATTTCACGCTCATCAGCGTTTGTGAAGTGTGTCATTTTATCCCTCTTGTAAAAAAGGCTACAACTAAACTTTTCAGTTGCATCCTCTTGTATGCCCAATGAACTCGAACGATACGCCAGTTGATAGGTTGCCTCTCAGCTCTGTGCTTTGCCAATGTCCCTCACCGCCTCAATGATTTCGACAACTCGCTCAAGAGTGTCAATGTCTATGGTGGTGCTTAGGACTGCATCCTTGTGTAGTGAGTAGATCACTTGCTTGCTGAAATACTCAGCCATTTCTTTTGCACCTCGCTCGTATCCTTTAGCAAAGGCTCTTTCTCTGCCTCTGCGGATGCGTAAAGCCCAATCGAATCCGGTCACTTCTCTACCTCACCCAGGATTGCTTTAGCTCTAAACTCGATGTCTTTGGCTGTCTTGATAAGCTCAGCCAGCTCTTTGTTTATCATCGCCAAGCGAGCCTCAAACTCAAGCAGCTTGATGTCTATTTCTTTTGGCCCCATTGTGTTTTCCTTTCGGCTAGGTTTGCTTCCATGTCAATTCGGTACTGACCTTCTATTTCCTCAGCGATGTCTTGGACTGTGATGGCTACATTCTGCTCTTGGTGGATGCGGATAAAGTCAAGGACTGACTCTCTCTGGTATCTAACGCCAGCCTTGAATCCCTCTGTGTAAAGTGTCTGCATGATTACCTCGATGAGATGTTGTATTGAGGGTCAACATAGATTTCGATGTTGTCCACAATCTCGATAACCCTAGCGATTGCTTTGGTCGGTACTGGGTAGGCAGCCTTGATGAGTTGTAGCACCTCGTTTTTCATTAGCATCCTGCCCATGTAGATTCCGTCTGACTTGGCAACACCGAAGTTGTATTGGTGAGGCTGGAAGTCGGTTACTGCAAACTCAATCTCTTGAGGGTTATAGTTAGGCATTTGCTCTCATTTCTTTATAGGTTGACTTGATGTGTTCTACTAGCTCGATGCGAGCTTTAGCCTCGTTGCGACTAACTGAGTCCATGCCAGGGATACCGGCTTGGAGCGTGAACTGGTTTTCAGTCCAGCGTTGAGCCTCGGCGATTATGCGTTCGGCTAGTTGTTGTTCGTTCATCTGCTTTCCTTTGTTAGCTCATTGATGATTATAAAAAAGGCAATCAGCATAGCTATTACGCCGATGCCGTAGCCGAGTCCGACATGGAACTCTTGGATTGTCCAGCTCACCCAAAGGATGACGGCAAGTGAGATGAAGTAAAGGTGGACTTTTAGCATTTTTATTTCCTTACTTTGTTAGGTCGTTTACGAACGATTGAACTGTGATTAGGAAGGCAACCAAGACTCCGACTATGCCCACGATCAGGCCGAGTGTGGAATCTATTAGCTGCACGATAAAGCTCGATAGCATGATGACTACGAGTGAGAGTGAGTAAACAAATAACTTAGCCATCACTTCACCTCGGTAACTGATGCGATGCCAATCCAGGGTCTACCAACTTTTAGCCAAGCAAGATCAGACTTAGCTTTCTTAGCAACTTGCTCAAGTGTTACTCCTCGAATAATTACAGATTGCCCTGATAAATAAGTTATTTTGTAATCTTTCATTTATGCCATCCTTGCTTCTAGCTCGGTGTCAAATTCATCGGCTGTCGATGAGCTAGTTGCAACTGCATACCAGCCACCAACGTATCCTCTGACTTTGTAAATTACTGTGAGGTCTAAATTATTGTTGAGACTTTTTGCTGCTAAACCTGTCTGGGTAATGCAACGGATTTTCTTGTTCATTTTGTTACTCCCTTTCTGACCTATCTGGTCATAAGTAGAGAATAGCACAGTTTTTGCCTTTTTCTGGCAATTTTGCCAAATTTTGGTAATTATCGGCGTGTCGGAATAAAGGGCTAGTTGAGGGTTTTGACGCTGATTGTGGCCCCAGGCTCGATGCCCTCGGCGTAGAGCTTCCTAGCTGAGATGCGGACTATTCGGGAGTCATCGGTTATGACTGTCCCTGTGAGGCTGTCACCGACTGCCCTAATAAGCTTGTCGAGATCAGGGGAAACGCTGGGTAGTGGTCTAGTGACTGTCTTGGGCTTGGGCATATAGAAATTGACTACCAGCTCACAGGGGTCATCTATCAGAGTCCAGTTATCGGGTAGCGATTCTGTTGCTGCCTCTGCGATTGCCTTACGCCAAGCCTTATGCTTCGAGCTGTTGACCTGGACGATTCTGCCCTGCATGATGGCGTGTGATCCTTGGCTGGCTGGGTTGCCGGTAACGCTAAAGCTTACCTCTGCCATGTAGTTCCCATGCTCCAATTATGGCAGCAAGGGTGTAAAGAATACCGAAGGTTAGCCCCAAGCCACCTAGAACGCTTTTAGTTTGCGTAGAGAGGTTTATCAGTATGCCGGCGGTGATGGCTGGGACTAACCAACGGAGATTACTCAAAAGGGAAGTGATTCCCTGTGTGTCGGTTCAAAGATTTCCTTGATTGCCGTTAGTGGCTCTGCTGGAACTACCTTTGGGTTGTTGATGCTGACCTTGATTGACTGCTTGGCTTCGCCCTCTTTGTTAGTCCAGTTGTCTATCTCGGATGAGTAGAGTCCCTCGACCTGAAGGGTGTCACCGACCTCAAAGGTGGTTGGCTGTGCAAGCCAGACTGTGTAACGCTTGTTGATCGTTTCGCCAGCCTTGCTTTGGAATGATTCTGTTAGCTCGATGCCTTTGCCCTCGTAAAATACTCGGCTAATTGCACCCTTTACTTTGATTATTGCCATCTCTTGTTTCCTTTTCTCTTGTTGTTTTACTCTAGTGTTCACCTATGACATGGTTGGGGTTGGTGCAGTCAAGGTGTCCACAAGACCTAGTGCCTGGCAAGACTGGCTTGCCGTCAAATAGTGGAATGGTAAGCGTGAGCTTGTCGAACTCACCCTGCCAAGGGATACACTTCTCGGATCCATACTTGATGACGAGAGCTTGGTGCATCCGACAGGATTGGCACTTGAGGTCTTTACGCTTACGCTTTTGGGTGTTGACCTTCCAAGTAGAGCCACACCGACAGCACAAAGCAACATTGTCATCCACGCCATAATCTTAGCCGACCACTCTGGAAAGATGTCCCTCAAACCTCAGAGCGACTTCACCGAGTCCACCATGTCGGTTCTTGGCTACCTTCATTATCATCTGGCTCTTTTGCCACTCAAACTGATCCTCGTCAACTGACTTGCGATGAAGCAAGATAACAGCATCGGCATCTTGCTCGATACCACCTGAATCTCTTAGGTCAGCCATGTCAGGTTCAGAATCTCTGCGCTGCTCAGGGCCTCGGTTGAGCTGGGCTAATGCGATGACCGGCACATTCAAATCTCTAGCTAGGTTCTTGAGTCCGATTGAGATGTCAGTAATCATCTCGTAACGCTTTCGTCCTTTTTCGGTGTCTTGTATCAAACCGAGATAGTCAACAACAATAGCCTCTAGTCCGTTGTTACCCTTGACGCTGTTTGCCAAGGCTCGTATCTGCATTAGGTTCTGACCTGACTTGTCATGGATGGCGAGCTGGTGGGATTGAATGTCTTGTCTGACCCTGGCAATCTTTACCCAATCGTGATCCCTGATAGTTCCCTTCTCAATGTTGCCGATGTAGACCTCAGCTTCCATGCTGATGATGCGGTTGTAAAGTTCACTCTTGCCCATCTCAAGGCTGTGAAAAGATACAGGGCCAGTCTTAGATAGTTCCCAAGCAATCTGCAAGCCAACGATTGTCTTACCAACACCAGGTCTTGCACCAATGATGTATAAAGCACCTGGTCGGAATCCTGCGATGATGTCGTTGAGTAGAGGCCAAGGGCTTTCAGGGTAATGCTTTGGTTTGTCTATCTCATCAAGGTAAGGGATTAGCTCATCAGCAACATAGCTCGGCTTGACTGCTGAGTTACGATCTATGAGGTTGTCAATTTCTTTTTTAGCTGTGTCAAAGACTGTGGCTAAGTCCTCATGCTGAGCCTTGCTGTGAATCATTGTGCCGGCAACAGCTAGTCTGCGCCTTGTGGCTTCCTCGATTACCTTGCTGGCGTAGAACTTGACAGAGGCAGCGGTTGGGGTTGCTGTGACTACATCGTGCAGGTAGCTTGCTAGTTTTGGTAGAGCTGCACCCACAGTCATAACATCTATTGGCTGGCGATTAGCCTTCATCTCCAGAATGGTTTTGTAAATGCGCTCATTCTGTATGTCATCAAAGTCGCTGGGTGCGAGTGTCAGTTCCTCAAGTGCCTTGCCGTTGGTCAGCAAGACCGAACCGATTACTGATTGCTCGAACTGTGTCATTTGATTCTCCCTACAAAAAGCTTAGGTAGCGGCTTGTTTTTATCCTCTGGTTTGATTCCTTGATAGTCCATAGCGTTTATTAGCCAGTTACGATAGCTGGCATCCCAATCCTTTCGAGCCTCGTCTTTGGATTGGTAATAGTTTATGAACTTCTCTAGCTCTTTCTGGTGATTGAGTCCTTTGTATTTCATTTGATAATCGTCAATGATTTTTTGTGTTGGTTTCCAATCATCAGAGATTTTGCTTGCTCGCCTCTCTCTTTGTTTTTCTTTAGATTTAGTCTTATCTAAGTAATTAGTATTCTTAATGTCCGTTGGCTGTTCCATAGTGGAATCATCCTCGCTGGAGCCATCCGCTACGGAATCAACCTGCTCTGGCTCGTCAGGGTTCAAGATGTGAAACGATGTCGGGCCAAACTGTCCGTTGTCTTTCTTAGTTCGTTCAGTCCTAAGCCAGCCCTTGTTGGTCAGTATCTTGATTGCCTCGTTGATGGCATACCTACCTAGAGTTGTCTGCCGCTCAATCTGCCCATAGGTCAGCTCGTAGCCTTCCTTGTGGCTCATAAGGTAAGCGAGCAACCTAAAGGCGTTAGGGCTTATCTCTGGATCTCTAATAGCACTATTAGGAACCTGAGCAAAGGGTTGTGAGTCATGCCGATAGATTTTGTAAACGCCACTCATGCGACACTCGCTCGGTCAAGCATGACCATCATCACAGTCGGTGAGATTACTTTTGACTCGAAGGCTTCCTTGACGAGCATTGCCCAGTCACCGGCATCGAGTCCGTAGGCTTTGTAATCCATCTCAGCCATAAAGATGTTGTTTGCGTAGTAAGGCAGAATCTCTGCCAATGATTTATTTGTCCAGTTAAACACTAAATGTGCCTCCTAAATTAGGTTGGCACACTACACTTAGTAATGATGCCAACAGACTGATTGTTGGTATCCACGCCGTCTAGGGGTTCCGATCTCTAGGCGGCATTTCTTATTCTGTTATGTCTTTACAGTAGCACCTTAAAAGTATTCTGCGTCTGATTCCAGCAGGTCTTTTGTAAAGTCATCATTTAGTAGCCACCAGCCACCATGCCCAAAGATAGGCACTTCGAGTGGGTTCTCATGGTTTCTCAGCTTCCAGCCCAGCTTGCGACCCAGCTCGGCAAACTCGGCGTTGGACTCTAGCCTTGAGTTGGCATCGGCACATAAGGGGACGATGTTGCTTGGCACATCTCTAGCTGAGCTGCCACCCATGCCTCTGTTTTGCCGGTGGTGAGGAATAAGGTCATCGCCTTGGGAGCCACAATGCCAACAGCCCAAGTCACGCTCTAAGTATTTCTGGAATTGTTTTTTAGTCATCGAACGGATCGTAAATCTTGGCTGGCATCTCTCCAGGTTGAAAGCCTAAAGCGATTGTGGTTTCTGACACGCCACCATTGACAGCTTCAACGATGTCGGAGTTGTCGGTGTTGTCGGTTTGACAGGTGTGATTACGCCGCCACTCACGAACAAGCGTGGCTGGCTTTGGTTCGTCTGTCTTGAATTTTGCCCCACATGAGCAGGTTTCCGCTATCACTCGATAAGGCTACCAGCTAGGCATGCCGCCATTGGAGTTCGACATTCTTGCTCATTACAGCCATCATGGTTGCTTGGTCTGACAGGGTTTTCATCTTGGTCTTGATGCGGTTGTATTCAGCCCTTGCTAGGTCAGCCTTGAGCTTTTCCTCTACTGCTTGCAACTTAGCCACAGCTTGTCGGTCTGCCACAGTCCCAGAGTTGTTTATGAAGGCTAGTGAAATAGCCCTGTCATAAGCCGAGTCTGCATCTGCCAGCTTGCACTCAGCATCGTAGAGAGCGTTAGCTCCCTTGTCCATCTCTTTCGTCAGCCTTTGTAGTTCCTCGACTATGTGGCCTGGTGTAATAATGTCCATTTTTTAGTCTTGTTGCCCTCTCTCTTTGTACTTGCCAAATGTTGCTTACTAGGTCAAACTCATTTAGCATAAATTGTTCTTGTAGGCACTCTTGAGTTTCAAGAATCGCTGCTATCAGAATCCTCTTTGCTTGTGAGTCCATTAGCTATTGCCTTGATCTTGTCGAGAGTTGCGGTTGATGCTCCACCTGTTTTGGCTTCGCTATACAACAATCGTAAACCCTCGATGTCACTCCCTAAAGCGTCAGCCATTGAGAGCCAGTCTTTAGCAGTTGCTTTTGTATATGTTGCAACCTTGTTCATCTCCTCTCGGCTTGGTCTTTTTCCTTTAGGACTAAACTCACCACCGAG